TCGTCAACGTCAACTCGCTACAGCACAGATCGTCTGCCTCCGTCAGCGCGTGATCCTGGGTACCAACCCAGAGCTTGAGATGGTGATGGAGGAGCCGCCGAGAGTCCTGGAGGAGGGTGACCAGGTGCGCATGGGTGTTGAGCGTCGAGTTCAGCTGCAAGCCGCCAGGGATGACGCTGGTAGTGAGGATCACGCCGTCGGCGTTGGACGTCCACTGGATCTGGGTCGCCTTGCTCCCGCTGTAATCCCAGACCCCGAGCACTTGCTTGTCGATACTAATCGTGATGCCAAGACCTTGCAGACTATCGACCAGGTCGTAGCGGCCTGCTGCGAACGCGCCAAAGAAATGCTTGAGCAAGACCCACTCATTGGCATAACGCATCGGGACCACAAGATCCCCAGTAGCACTAAAATTTCCTTGCTCTGGCGTGCCGTAGACGGGACTCCCTTGGAGCGACTCATCAGGTATTTCCGCGTAGACATCGTTGAGCGACTCGCTGATGCTTGGGAGAACCTGCGTAGCGAGGGCCGGAATTCCGTAAGGAATCTCTTCGGCTAATCCGATCCTAGTAAGATACCCTATGCTTGTTACCGATGGTGCGGCCATGCGGCTCTCCTAGGGCGCACTCAGCGCCAGTGCGAACGCCTCAACTGGCCAGGCGCATTGTGCGAAGTGACAGAGGTGCGTCTGTCCAACCCGGCTATGGGCTACTTGTTCTATCTGCAGTGGTCCCACCCGGTCAAACACCCCCACCGTATGCACCGGCCTGAGTAGCGCGGCGACGTCTTCGAGCAGCGCCTGAAAGACCAGCTCACTCGCCGCTATATCGTCGACGCTGAGAAAGCCGCGCAGAGTAAGCCGCTCCTGTCCGCGGCTTTCCAGGCCAGGTGCCCGCTCCTGCTGCACGCTCTCGCGCGTCAGCGTCCAGGCCCGCAACGCCTGGGGATCGCCGAACACGCCAGACGCGAGATCCGGTTCCACCGTCAGGCGTTCGTAGGGATGCACCAGGCCGACCTGCGGAATCGTCGCGAGCTGCGCCGTCAGCCAGTCGCCCAGAGCGCGATAGGTCGTGATCGTATCGTCAGGCACCTCCTGTACGGTGACCTGCAGGTACTCCGACGCGACGATGAATGTCTCACTGAAGTGGACGTCCACGGTATCGGCCAACCGACGTGGTTCCTGTCTCTCAAGTGTTGGGGCGGTGAGGTACTCGGCACTGCCGGGCACAGTGACCACACTGGCTAACGCGCCCTGCACCGCATCCACCAGGTCCTGATACACGCGCTCTGAGGCGTGCGGGTCGTCCAGCGCCAGGTAGCCCCGCAGACGCAGCCGGTGCAACCGCTCGACGCTCGCGTTGCCGCGCCAGACTTCGGCGGTACCGGCCCGCGACAGGCACCAGAAGCGCAGCGAGGGCAGTGGTCCCATGACACCGTTCAGCACCGTCGGCTCAAGGGCGAGACGGTCGTAGGGGTAGACGTGGCCGATGTCAGGAATGGCCTGGAGCGGCGTCAGCAGGGCCTGCATGATGTCACTCAATGCCATCGTCGTCGCCCTCCCCTTCCTCTTCGAGCAGGAGATCGACGCGCTCCAGATGCAGGCGATCCATCCCAGCGAGCACGCGCGCAAAGCCGTACCTGCGCACGAGACGCCGCACGCGAAAACGCTGCATACCGTCCGGCAATGGCAGGACGCAGGCGTCGCCGACGCTGGGGAGGTCCTGGGGCTCGGCGAGGATCTCCAGTATGGGTGTGTCTGCGACGAAGCAGCGGAGGTGCATAGCGCATATCCCTAGCATAGGGCACAATATACGAGGTACAATTTCTGTGTACTGCTGTGGTACACTCTGCCTGTGGTAGGGTCAGCGGGTCGCTCCCGCGTTGACGTGCTCTACCAGGTCAGGCCCTATCACTCACACCTGTAGAGAGGTGCCCAATGGATCCGCAACTGCTCGCATCCCTCAATACCATTGCCCAGAATCAGCAGATCACCTTTACCACGACTGTCGCCGGTGCGCTTCTCTATCTGAGCGCCCTGTGCCTCGTCTGGTGGCGTCTGGCCAGGCGCCTCGATGCTCGGCATGACGAAACCCGCAAGGCGCTGGCGGACATGCACGCCACCTCGCAGGCCATTGTCGCGCAAACTGCCGAACTGCTGAGGAGGAGCGCATGACCCCAGAACTCCATACCGCACTCCTCGACATCTATCACCTGCAAGCGATTGGCCTGGTTCTCACGGCTGGCCTGTTTGGCTACGCCATCTATGCCACCGTCACGCTGGCCCGTATCCTGCGTGAAATGCGCGACCGACGCTAACCCCCCCCCTGGAGCAGCCTGGCCGCGCGCTGCATCGCCTGCGCAAACACCCCCTGCGCTCTCGGCGCGACCGCAGCGATCGCGCCACGAAACATGTGCCGCCCACGTGTGCCCCGCCGGGCGATCGCCCGCTGCACGGCGTAGGCCGCGCGCTCGTTGCCGAGCACCCGTCTCGCCCACAGGAGCAGCGGCCCAATGGGGGCCCAGTGCGGCGCCGTCCCCTCTTCCACATACGGCGCGTAGGGTGCCTGAGCCCCCGTAAAGACCGTGCCTCGGATGGCGGCACTGAGCGAGGTGCCGGTGGTCACGTCGGTGGCGATACTGGCGCGGAGCACACCGGTACTTACGGGCGTGCGCTGCCGCGCTTCGCTGGCGACGTCTTCGACGATGGCGCGTACGGCGAGCGTGGCCTCGCGAAAGAGGATCTCCCGGCTCTGCTCGGCGTGCAGGATCGGGATGTTCGGGACCGTGAGCTTGTACGTGATGAACGGTTGAGCCATGGCTTAGCCCACCTGCCTCACCTGGAGTTTCCACCAGGGATGTCCGACCCCACCCAGGATGTTGAGCACCTGCCACGTCGTGCCGTCCGCGCGGTCAACGTCGTCGTAGCGCGTCGGCATCCACGTGACGAGCGCCGTCTGGATGCGGCACTCCAGGTCATTGCGCAGGATCTGCTCCAGGTCGATCTCGCTGGCGCGAAAGTGCTTGAGGCGCGCCGGCACGTCCGTATACACCACCGGTGTGGCGTTCGGCGCGCGACGGTTGCGGTAGGTGAGCAGCTCCATGAGGTCGCCGTACATCGCGACTGCGTGCTGCGCCAGTTTATCCATGGCCATCTGGGAGAGCATAGACGCACCTCAGTACAACTTGATCACTGTCCGCTTGCGTGTGCCCAGCGTCGCCAGCGTGCCACTGCTGTCGAGGGCGACCGCACGGTCCAAATAGGGCCGTGCGTCCTTGCTCCGTTGCAGCGAGACGCGCGTATCGCCGTCGCCGATGTCCGTGGCGCGCGGGTCGATCAGGCAGACGTTGTCGGCGGCGAGGTACGTTTCAATCGTCGCGAGCATCGGCTCTGGCGTCCCGGTCGGGAGCAGATACGTGTCGACCATGATGGACGCCATGTCGATACACTGCTGCACCTGCGCGTCCGTCGCTGTGGTCGGACAGATGAGGCGTACGTCATCGACGGTGGTGCGTGGGGGCACGGTCGCCTCCTAGCGGTGTGAGCGCGCTCTGGTCGGCTCTTCCGCCGCCGGCGGTTCCTCTGCTGGCGCTGGTGTCGCCCCGGCCAGGACGTAGCCTTCCGGCGGGAGCGCAAAACGATCAGGGAACGCGTCCAGTTGTTCCTGCGTCGGCGTGATCACATCACCCGTCTGATACTGCACGGTGATCGTCGTGCCCTCCGCATCTTTTTCCTGGCGCGAGAAGGGCCCTGTTAAGCGATACTGCTGTGTCTGCGCTGGGACGTCTGCCATGTGCGTCTCTCCTATGCCAGTCCGCTATAATGCACAATACCGGTCTGATTGGCTCCATCCGTCTTGATGCGCGGCACAATGGAGCCGATGACGCGCACGTGCTGTGCCAGCCCGCCCATGATTTCCCACGGCACGTTGGCCGGGTCCATCTTGATCGCGAGATCGACGGTGCGCCGCTGGAGTTCCACAAGGGCGGCCTGGCCAGCAGGCATGGCAAACGTCGGCTTGATCGAGACAATCTGCGGGAAGGATTGCTGAATACGCACGAGGGAGTTGAACGCAGTGTCCACGCCTTCTTTCGCGTGCAACTGGCCATATTGGGCCACATTCAGATACAGGCCGTACGGACCAGGACGGTGCAGGGCAAGCATATCGGTATACATGCCCAGAATCGTGGTATAAATCCCATCAGCCGTCGCCCAGGACGCGCCACTTTTCGTCACCCGGTTCGGATGCGTGCGGTAGCCGTAGATGGTGTTGCCATCCACCGAGAACTCTGACGCACCGTTGACCAGCCAATTTTCAAACGTCTCCGCCACTGAGCGCTGCGCTTCTTCCGTGTACGCCGTATCGAGGGTCCCACCAAGGCGCTGCACCGCTTCAAGTTCGGTAATGTCGAACTCGTAGTCCTCAAACGCGAAGGGCAGTGGGACGAGATGCGGCGTCACGCGCAAGCGCTGGTTGTTGCCGGCGGCCGAGGCGCGCATGTCGGTCGTCGCCGGGTCCATGCGCCCGATGGCCGCATACTGCGACGCCGCAATGCCGAGCGATGGAATGGTTTGCGTGAGCCCGCGGCTGATGAGATCCATCACGGCGCCCATGTACTGATCGGCGACGCGCAACCAGAGGTTATCAATCTCCAGCCACTGCTCTCTGAGCAGCGTGGCGTGCGTATAGAGCTGCGCCTGGCGCTGGCGGGCGGCCTGGATGCGTAGGTGCGCAATCCCTGCCGGCGACAGAATAGACGCGGGCGGCCCGCCACGG